ATCTGGTGTGAAACAGTGGCCGACGTGACAGTCGGTGACGTTCTCCCAAAAGTTACGCCGCCGGAAGCGTAAATCGAATCCTGGTGGAGTTAGCCATAGCCACAGGAATTCCGATGAGCGAATGGACGACGGCGGAGCAGATTTATACGGCTTTCGAGATACTGGAGAAACAGAATGAGCGACAACGTTGAGATTGCCTATGACAAGGCAGATCTTCGTCGCATTACTTCAGCATTTAAGGCGATGGACGCAGAAGCTACTGATGCAGCTAAAAGAGAATCGTCAGCTCTGGCAGAGTTTGCTCAAGGTAAGATTCAGCAGAAGGCGACCAGTCGAGGCGAGGCCGCCAATAGAATTGCCAGTGGCTCCCGTGTGTCTAAATCTTCCAAGATTGGTGAGTTATCTTTCGGCTTCGTAAGTCAAAGATTCTCCGGCGGTGGAACAACCAAGGATCTCTGGGGCGGCACTGAGTTCGGATCTAACAAGTTTAAGCAATTTCCAGTCTGGTCAGGCAGTGGCATTCGCGGCGGATCTAAAGGCTGGTTTATTTATCCGACACTACGCGAAATCCAGCCAGACTTGATTGCTAAGTGGGAAACTGCTTTCAACAGAATCTTAAAGGAGTGGTAAATGGCCGGACAATCGCGCACACTCAAGCTCTCGATTCTTGCTGATGTAGATCAACTCAAGAAATCGCTTAATGCAGCGAATACGGACGTCGATAGTTCCTCAACAAAAATGCTCGACTTTGGCAAAAAAGCAGGATTGGCTTTCGCCGCAGCCGGAGCTGCTGCTGGAGCTTATGCAATCAAAATTGGAATTGATGGAGTCAAGGCCGCGATTGAAGATGAAGCATCACAAAATAAACTGGCCAACGCTTTAGAAAATGCCACTGGCGCAACTAATGCACAAATTGCAGCTACCGAAGAATCCATTCTTAAAATGTCTCTGGCTACTGGTACGGCAGACGACAAACTTCGTCCAGCCTTGCAGCGACTAGCAATTTCAACTGGAGACATCAGCAAGGCGCAGGATCTTCTTACTGTCGCTCTTGATGTGGCTACTGCAACTGGAAAGCCACTGGAAACTGTCGCCAATGCAATCGGAAAAGCCTACGACGGCAATACGGCAGCTCTAGGCAAGCTAGGAATTGGATTATCCGCAGCAGAGCTTAAAACAATGTCGTTCACAGACGTTCAGCAAAAATTGACAGATTTATTCGGTGGAGCTGCTGCTGCAAATGCAGAAACTTATCAAGGCAAAATTGCAATCTTAAAAGTGAGTTTCGATGAAGCAAAAGAAACTATCGGCACAGGTTTATTGCCAATGGTCACTTCATTAATTGATTACATTAACAACAACGTCCTTCCAGCATTCAATGCTTTCGCCTTAGGATTTAGTGGCAAAGGAAAACTCAAAGACGGAATGACTAGCACTGAAACGGCTGCATTCGGTTTCGGAGAAACAGTCAAAGGTCTTACAACTTCATTGACTAAAATGTTTGGCGTGTTCAATAGCGAAGCCAATACAGGCCAAAGCTCAGGATTAGGAAAGATGATTGGCTGGCTTAATACAATCATCGCAGCTTTGGATAAAGTTGTTAAGTTTGCTTCATTCACTTTAGGTTTATTAGGTGTAATTACTGATCCAAGTAAATGGGGCTTGTCTGCTTCTGAGACGCGTAGTCTTATAGAATCAAAAATTAGCGGACAATCATTCGCCACGACAGGCGCGCCAGGTGCAATTCGCGGCGGTGGATCATCAGTGCCAGCAATCGTCGTTCCTTCTATGGGCGGGGGCGGAGGAAGCGGTGGTGGTGGTGGTGGAGGAATTGCATCAGCAGCAGCCGGCGCAATCAAGGTCGCAGCAGCAGCAGGTGGAGGCTTTACCGATTCACAGAATGCAGCTCGTTTAGCTGCTCAAGGCGGTGGAGGCTTTACCGATTCTCAAAACGCTGCTCGAATCAATGTCACAGTCAATGGCGCAATCGATGCCGAAGGCACTGCACGCACAATCGTCAAAGTTCTAAATGATTCCTTCTACCGTGGCACTGGCGGAGCCTCCGCACTTCAGGCAATCTAATGACTCAGTGGGCTCCAGTCTGGCGCGTTGAAATTGCCGGCGCTGATGTAACCGATTCGGTGTTGGCCAATCTAACAATTACGTCAGGGCGCACAAATATCTACGAACAAGCCCAAGCCGGATATTGCTCAGTCAATCTCATTATTTTCAATCAAGCTGCATTACCTTACGAAATCAACGACACCATCTCGATTGAAGTGCAGGACACATCGGCCGTCTATGTGCCAATCTTTGGCGGATCAATAGTGGACATCGCCGTAAGCGTGTCTCAGGTGGGCTCTAGCGCATACACTCAAGAAGTCACCATCACGGCTCTGGGAGCCCTTGCAAGGCTTCAGAAGGCTCTCACAAACGGCGTCTTGTCTCATGACTTTGATGGCGACCAGATAGAAACAATCTTGCGCGAAGTTTTATTGGCTCAATGGCAACAGGTTCCAGCCGCGCTTCAGTGGAGCACTTATGATCCAACCACGACATGGGCAACGGCTGGCAATAATGGCATAGGAGAGATTGATACTCCAGGAAATTACGAATTAGCTCAACGCTCATCAAATCGCATTATTATCTATGATTTAGTTGCCGCGCTGGCAAGTAGCGGTTTAGGTTATTTATACGAGGACGCGTCCGGCCTTATTTCCTATGCAGATTCGACTCACCGGACGAATTATCTTGCAGCTAACGGATACACGGATCTCACTGCCAATCACGCGCTAGGTCAAGGCATCACCATTAAGACAAGGGCAGGAGATGTCAGAAATGACATAACTATCAGTTACGGCCAAAACTCATCTAATCAGGTAAGCGACACAGATCCAGCATCGATTGCACTTTATGGCGATTTATCACAAATCTTTACAACAACGCTTCGACACCTACACGATGCCGAAGATCAGGCCGCGTTCTATCTGGCACTCCGAGCCTATCCGCAGCCGATATTTGATTCCATCACTTATGCTTTGACTAATCCAGAGCTAGACAATGCCGATCGTAATGCTCTTATCAATGTCTTTATGGGTCAGCCGATCGCACTCAACGACCTTCCTCCAAATATGTCGTCCGGAACATTCCAAGGCTTTGTCGAGGGCTGGACTTTCCGCGCCTCTTACAATCAACTTGACATCACTCTTCTTATGTCGCCACTGGCTTATTCACTGCAAGCTATGCGCTGGAATGATGTGCCAATTAACGAGAAGTGGAATACCGTGTCGCCGACTTTAGAGTGGCAATATGCCACAATAGTCTCATAATGAAAGGAACAATAAATGGCTAATCCAACAACAAACTATGGCTTCGTTCTGCCGACGGCAACGGATTTAGTTACCGATCTTCCAGCCGACTTTGACGTTGCACTTCAAGGCGTTGATACTCGATTAAAGGCATTACAACCTGGCACAACGCTTGGCGATATTGCTTACTCATCAGCAACGGCAAACACAAACACACGTTTAGGCATTGGCACAACTGGCCAAGTGCTCACAGTTGCAGCGGGTGTTCCAAGTTGGGCTGCACCAGCAGGCGGCGGAAAAGTCTTGCAGGTTGTTTCGGCATCAACGGCTACTACGGCATCATCTTCGTCCTCTACTCGAGCTGATACAAATCTAACAGCAACAATTACTCCAACTTTGGCGACTAGTAAGGTTTTAGTTTTGGTTGCTCAGACAGGACTTTCAAAAGACGCTGCTAATAGTGGTGCATGTATTAATTTATGGTTAATGCGCAGCGCGACAGATTTGCTTAAGTTTCAAAATGAAGCAGTTCATACCAATACAACACAGAGAAACGATGTTGGTGGCTCGTCTTGCAATTATTTAGATTCTCCAGCTACGACTTCTGCAACAACATATAAAACTCAATTTAACAGCCCTAACAATGTTGGCACTGTTTATGTTCAAAATGGTGGAAGTTCAACAATCGTCTTGATGGAAATAGGTGCATAATGGAACATAAAGAACTAGTAAATGGATTAAAGCAACTTGGTTTTAATTCAGGCTGGGCTATATCAGGTAATGAAATTGTTTTGTGGGAACACGATGCACCACAACCAACTCAAGATGAGTTAAAAAATGCTGCAAAACTTTGGGAACAAACTGAGGCAAACGCACAGGCAGAAGCCGATTTAGCCAAAGAAGCGGCACAGGCAAAACTTGCTGCACTTGGTCTAACTGCGGACGACTTAAAGGCACTAGGGCTATAAGTGGAACACTTGACTAAGATTTATCCGGAAGGCACTGCTGCACGGATCATCGAAGTCGCACTAGCTGAAGTCGGCACAGTCGAGACTGGCGATAATCTGACAAAGTACGGCAAGTTCACAAAGGCCGATGGATTGCCCTGGTGCGGATCATTCTGCAACTGGGTCTTTCACACTGCCGGCGTTAAGATTCCTTCAATGGTTTCAACGGCTGCTGGAGCTCATAAGATGAAAGAGCTAGGACGTTGGATTGAGGATAAGCCGCAGCTTGGAGATTTATGCTTCATGGACTTTCCACACGATGGCATTGATCGCATCAGTCACATCGGAATCGTAGTCAAGGTTGGCACAACAAGCGTTCTCTGCATCGAGGGCAACACCTCCGGAGATGGAGATCAACGCAACGGCGGAATGGTGATGGTAAAGCGTCGCTATATTGGCAAAGAGATTGTTGGTTTCGCTAGGCCAAAGCTCGTAACCTATGCAGGAGAATATCCAGTGGTCGAGCCACTTTCACAGGCGAAGCCGAAAAAGGAGAAGAAGAAATGACACAATTCAAGGCACTCGCGGCTTCATGGGCTAGATCATCAGTGGCCGGAATGTTAGCCGTCTATATGACAGGCAATACAAATCCAAAAGATTTAGCGATGGGGCTTGTTGCTGGAATTATTCCGGTACTAGCTCGCTGGGCTAATCCGAACGATATTTCTTTCGGTCGCCAGAAGTGAGCGTGGGCGAATGGACGGCGGTCGGTGGGCTTGTTCTTGCGGTGCTGACTGCCATCTATTCGTCAATGAGATTCATGGTGAAGTCGATCATGCGAGAGCTTTCACCGAATGGTGGCAACAGTCTCAAGGATCAAGTCTCTCGAATTGAGGCGCGTTTAGATCAACTATTGCTGGAGATTGCTATCAAGAAATAGACACGCCGACGTCAATCTTGAAATTGTCGGCCATCGATGTCACTCTGTATCTGGGAGCATTCGACAAGGCTCCCACGGGAGCAAAAAATGACATCAGGTGAAATCGGTTTATTCTTGTTTATGTGTCTGGCCTGTATTTTATGGTCGATTGTGAGCTATACAATGGGCTACAAAGAAGGCCACAAAGAGGGCTATCAACGCGGTCGAGCCGTAGGCCGTCACGCATCAGCTCAGGCGGTGGCTAAGTGAGTTTCTTAGATAACTACGAAGATGTAGCTGCACGCATTCAGCGATTCTGGGCTACCTATCCAACAGGCAAAATCCACACGTCAATCATGGACGTGAATCTTGAAAAGGGCTACGTCCTAGTCGAGTGCCGTATTTATCGCAACTACGAAGATCAAGAGCCAGCAGGCATCGACTACGCCTTCGGCAACGTGAACACCTATAACGTCCAGATGAAAAAATGGTTTATAGAAGATACCTGTACGTCCGCGATAGGCCGTTGCGCAGGCCTAGTTTTAGGTACGGATAAGCGGCCTACGGTTCAAAATATGCAACAGGTAGAGCGCATTGATCCAAAGATTGTTCAAGATTCTGCCGTTGCCTATGACTACTGGAACACAAAGCATGGAGACGTTCCATCATTTAAGACACGCGAAGAGGCAGAAGAGGCAGGCATTTCGACTCTTGGAGTAGGTATCGACACAATTAAAGAAACACTAGGCGGCGTTCAAGTAGCTGCTGCACCATTGTGTTCTCATGGCCACATGATCTGGCGAGAAGGCACATCGGCTAAGACTGGAAAAGGCTGGGGCGGTTATATGTGCTCCGAAAAGGCTAAGGCGAAGCAGTGTCCGCCAGCCTGGTACATGCTCGGATCTGATGGACAGTGGAGGCCACAGGTATGACAAAGAATCGATTGATCCGAATTCTTCTCATTATCGAATGCATTCTTGTCCTGGCTCTTATTGTGGTGGCAACACGATGAGCCGCGTAACTGAAATGATTGACGTCGATTCAATGATTGGTCGAACTCTCATAGATGGCAAAATTGTCGCAGAATACAAAGTCGAAAACTGCGACAACTGCAAGCGCATTGAAATGCTAGATCGTGCCGGCTATCTCAAAGCCGTCGGAGGAGAGCCCGTATTGTGGCTCTGTATTCAATGCAGAAAATGACGATAAGCGCAGCTGATGAATGGGCTATTCATAAGCGAGCAGTCGATGTGGTGTTCTCATACAGTGGCCAACTCGGAACGACAATGCATTACAACTCAAAGCTGAATAATCACGAACAGGTAACGGAATACGCCGAATCTCTGGGAGCTGAAATGATTGTGGCCAGATACTTCGGCCTTGACTATGACATCAACCTATCGAACGGCAAGCGAGGAGCTGATGTAGGTCAAGGGCTAGAAGTGCGCTGGACGTCTTATGTCGGTGGCAATCTGATTGTGTATCCGAATGATCGTGAGACTGACATCGCGGTTCTGGTCGTTGGTAAGTCGCCGGTTTATCACATAGCCGGCTGGCTTCCAGTAGCCTTTGCTCGACGCAAGCGGTTTAAGAATCCGCGTCAAGATTCCTGGTGGGTCGATCAGGCCAATCTGAATCCGATTGAAACATTGGTCAGGAGCGAATATGCCACTGCTGCGATTTGATTGCTCAATATGCAAGAAGCTTTATGGTGATGGGCGTAAAGAACACCTAATTACAAAGGGAGCCGAATTGACGATGCACGAATGGTTCGCTCAATGCTCTGGGTGTGGTGCATTCTCGGTCAAGCTAGTCGATGATTCGTTGGTGGCTGGCCTTGAGTAACGCGTACATGCCACCAAGTCAGACGGACGACTGGGCGACTCCGATAGAGCTATGGAACAAGCTTGACCAGATGCACGACTTTGACGTAGATGCAGCAGCTAGTCAGGCGAATCATTTATGCCTGGACTGGTACGGATTAGATCATGAGAATCCGAAACGTCGTGATGGCTTAACTGCATCGTGGAATGGTCGGACAGTGTGGATCAATCCGCCTTATGGTCGAATCATTGCTGAATGGACTAAAGCTGCACAAAGGCACGCAGACGCAGGAGGCTCGGTTGTTATGCTCTTGCCATCTCGTACAGATACACGCTGGTTTCACGAATACTGCCTACCGAATGACGTCGAGTTCATTAAAGGCCGTCTTAAGTTTGGCGGGAGCCTGGTATCAGCTCCATTTCCGTCGATGATCGTGAGGTTTAACGTATGAATACTTATCCACAGACTTATCCACAGAAGCCTGTGGACGATGCGACACTCCGGACTCAATCCTTGACAGATTGTCAGGATTCATCGCTATACTTGAAAGATAATATCTTGAAAATAAAGATAAATAAAAAGAAAATAAATATAAAAATAAAGAATAAAAATTTATTGGTTATTCCTATGTCAATTCTGATCTTGACAGTATCCACAACAGTCGAGGCTAAAGCAGCTACAAAGACTGATTCTCTTAAGCTCTATGCACATTCAAGGCTAATCAACTACGAACAGTTTAACTGCTTTCATTCGTTGATTACTAAGGAGAGCAACTGGAGAATCGATGCACGTAATGGATCTCATTACGGCTTAGGCCAGATGCGTAATGCTAAGTACGGACGACTAGATGGCTTCTCAATGGTGGACTGGAGCATTCGATATATCAAAGGACGTTATGGATCTATGTGCAACGCATGGAGATTCTTTCAGAAACACGGCTACCACTGATGGCAGCTAAGTCAGCAAGAGCTAACGGAGGCACTAGAGCCTGGTCAAAGATACGTGAGAGGATACTTATCAGAGACGGTTATCTCTGCCAATACTGTGGCAACGATGCAACTACTGTGGATCACGTGATTCCAATCAGCAAGGGCGGCACTGATGAGCCCGATAACCTTTTAGCAGCGTGTACGCGATGCAATTACTCGAAAGGAAACAGAACAGGCGTGTTTTTTGGTACAGCAAGGACACCTCTGACTCTTCCTTTTCCGTTTTCACCGACTCAAGAGAGCACTAGCCATGACTAAGGCCACAACAGGGCAGAATCGGGCGTTGCAGGTCGTTACAGACTCGAACAGGTCTGAGCAGGGAATTAGTGCCGAACCTAAGCGTCTAATCGGCTCAGGAACGCCTAGAATCTCCTCGCGCTTAAACGATTTACCTTCTAAGGGCTTGGAAATCATTGACTTCGCCTCTCAGATTGGCATTGATCTAATGCCATGGCAGAAGTTCGTCTTTGAGCATGCGCTGAAGGTCAAACCGGACGGACGCTGGCATGCGCCTTTAGTCGTGGTCGTTGCAGCTCGGCAAAATGGAAAATCTACGATTATGGAGATGTCGATTCTGGCTCGCCTTTTCCTGTGGCAAGAATCGCTCCAGCTTGGATCAGCGCACGTTTTGACTACATCGCTGGAGACGTTTCGGCACGTGGTCAGCATTATCGAAAGCAACGAATCACTAGCTAAGCAAGTCAAGAAAATCCGATGGGCTCACGGATCCGAAGAGATAGAGCTAAATTCTGGAGCGCGCTACGTGGTCAAGGCGGCAAACGCTGCGGCACGTGGCTTTGCTAAACCGGAGACCGTCTACATGGACGAAACGCGTCAGCTTAAAGACACCGAAGCCTGGTCAGCCATGAGATATACGATGATGGCCGCTAAGAATCCGCAGCTCTGGACGTTTTCGAACGCCGGAGATCAACATTCTTTGATTCTTAATCAACTACGCGAGCGCGGAATGGCATCGGCTGCCGGTGGCAACGACGACATCGCCTACTTTGAATGGTCTGCATTTTCGGACAAGATTGAGGATGAAAAGAATTGGGTCGCCAGCAATCCGGCACTTGGTCACACAATCCACGAAGATAATATCCGCGCCGTTCTCAATGATCCGCCAGATGTCGTCCAGACGGAGGTGCTCTGCCGATGGGTCAATACAATCTCCGGCGCGATTCCTGTAAAGGAATGGGAAGAGTGTGGATCTGATGAGATTCATCTCGACGTTGAGAAAATGACGTGGTTCGGCCTTGATCTATCGCCAGATCGTAGAGATGGGGCGTTAGTAGCTGCTCAGAAGAATCCGGACGATACTTTCAACCTCAAGCTTCTGCATACCTGGCACAATCCAATTTCGCTAGACGATAAAGCTATCGCCAACGATATCGCGCCTTATGCACGCAAGTATCCGCTTGAATACGTGGCCTTTAGCAAGAGAACAAGCTCTGCCGTAGCTGCGCGACTTGCGCCAGCCGGCATTCCTGTCATAGACATCGATGGCGCACTTTACGGCCAGAGCTGCGATGAATTGCTAGGAGCGATTACCTCAAAGAGATTGATCCACGGGAAACAGGCAGAATTATCCAAGCAGATATTATCGGCCGTGAGATTACCAATGGGCGATGGCGGCTGGATTATCGGTCGGCGCGCCTCAAGCGTTGCAGTCTGCGCAGCCGTGGCCAGTGCGCTTGCCACACACTTTGCGACACGCCCAGAGATGGAGATGGACATCATGGTCGGTTAGATGTATAGCGAGCCTTTAGACTTATCCACATGGGTTTATTCTCTCGCACAGTAACGACGGCGGCTCCGGCTGCGACCTCCGACATCGAAGCATCGCTGGCTCCAGTAAATGTCACTAGCTCTCTCTACAATATCTACGGCGTTGCTGGCATTACTGCATCGCGCGTTGAATTTATGTCAGTGCCGACGTGTGCCAGAGCCCGAAACATTATTTCGTCAAGTGTTGCATCGATTCCGCTTAAGGTTCGCACTCGCGCCGATGGTGCTCGCGTTGAATCTCCTCCAAAAGTAATTAACCAACCAGATCCACGCGTTCCAGGATTCGCGACGTATGCCTGGCTTGCAGAGGACTTGCTTCTATATGGCTACGGATATATGCGCATTCTTGAGATTTATGCAGACACATATCGCATCAGAAGTGCAGAACGCATTGATCCAACTCGCGTCACAATTAAAACTAATGCGCAAGGAACAGAAATCGATTATTACTGCGTGGATTCGATTCCAGTTCCATACGAAGGCGTCGGAAGCCTTGCAGTCTTTTACGGAGTAGATGAGGGCATTCTTAATCGCGCTGGTCGCACAATTAAAGCTGGTGCAGAATTAGAACGCGCTGCAACAATGTACGCACGCGAGCCAGTGCCAACAATGGTCTTAAAATCTAACGGCACTGCACTTCCAGCAGATCGCATCGCAAAGCTTCTAGAATCTTGGGGGCAATCACGTCGCAATCGTTCAACTGCATTCTTGAACGCTGATGTGGAATTGCAGACACTCGGATTCGACCCAGAAAAGCTACAACTAAATCAAGCTAGATCTTACGTTTCGACCGAGCTTGCCAGAGTTACGGGCATTCCGGCTTATTACGTCGATGCAGAATCCGGATCTAGTATGACGTACACAAACGCGACATTGGCCAGACAATCCTTGCTCGACTTCTCGCTGCGTCCGATTATGTGTGCCATTGAAGAACGCCTATCAATGACTGGAATGGCTAATGATTTCGTTCCAGCATCACAAGAAGTCAAGTTCGATTTAGATGATTACTTGCGCGGATCAGCGAAAGAGCGCGCAGACGTTTACAAGATTCTCTACGACATCGGAGCTTTAACGTCCGATGAAATCCGACTAGAAGAGGAAATGATCCGATGAAAGAAATGAAGCCAACTCCGATGAATCTTGACTTT